CGGCGTCGACCGGCTCGTTCTCGATCTTCGGCGACTTGCCGTAGAGCTTCGAAGCGCCTTTCTTCTCGGCCATCAGGCCCTCCGTACGGATTTCTGGCGGTACATCTTCGCGGCTCGGCCACCGCCATGATGCCACTTCTTCATGGTCTCGGCGCGGATGGCATCACGCTTGATCTCCGGGTTTTCGGAGTGCGCCGCAGTTTCCAGTTTCTTCTCCGGAATCTTCTCGCCCTCGGGGACGCCGATCTCGCGATGCAGCTTTCCCTTTTCACCGCCGGGGTGGAAGTCGTGCGTCTTCTTCTTGATGATGGTGCTCAGTTTGCGCTTCTCAGCCATTTTGCACTCCAGGCGGCATCTGCGCCGGCATCGGCGGCGGCGCCTTGGCGGCTGCAGCTTTATTGCGCGCGGCAATGCCTTTGTTCTTGTAGAGGCGCTTCGCGTGCGACTTCTCTGGCTTTTTCTTGGCCGGCAGTTTTCCGCCTTCGTCGGCGTTCATAAATTCCTGGCCGACCTTCTTCGGGATTCCAATCGTGGAGTTCCCGCCGGCCGCAGCCGCCATGGCACCACGCTGAGCTTGCGAAACCGGGGGCATCTTGGTCTCAGTTCAAACCCTCGACGACCAGCAAGCTGAAGGTGCTGGATAGCGTCGAGGCAGTGTTGTTGCAGGTCACCGAGATGTAGAGGGATGTCGATTCCAGGCCGGTCGTCAGGGACGGCGCCACCAGAGTGCCGTCAATAGCAGCGCCGCCAGCGCCGGAAGCCATCGAGCCATTCGAAGTGACAAGCTGGGTGTTGCTGTTCGCCACGCCGTATTTCGTCACGTTGCCGGACACCCACCAGCCACCACCATCCGAGGTAGTTGCCAGGGTGTCGGCCATCAGCGTGCCGCCGGAAACGGTGTTGCCGGCGGCCTGCGCGTTCGGCGAGAACCACATCTTGATGCGCTTCACCGTCACGTCGGCTGAAAAGCCGCCCCAAGCATCTGCACGCACCATGCGGTTGGTGCCGGCGACGCCATCGAACGAATTGGCCGGGATGGTGTAGACGGCCACGACCACATCGGAGCCGATGAAGGCCGGGTTGATACCCGCAGACGACACCGTCTTGCTGATCGGACCGGCGCTGCTCTCGACCCCAGTACCGGAACCGAACTCCGAACCGGCTCCGGCTGGTGCCGAACCGCCATTGGTCGAGTCGGTGCCCATGAACGCCCACTTGGCGGCACCAGCCGTATTGTCGTGGCATTCCCAGTAGCGCAGCGTGGTCGGATTAAAAATGACCGACCCGACCTCGTAGCCCTGGGTTGAGTCCGTGGTAACGCCTGGATCGGCCACCGCATTGAAGTTGTCGAACACCCGCTTGAGCGCGGCGCTCGGCGCACCGCCTGGCGTCTGCGGATAGACGCTGCGGATCTGACCGAGAAGGTTCTGGGCCATTCAAGCCTCCGTTCAGGCAACCCGACGGCCGACGATGGCCGGCGGCAGATCACCAGTCTCCATCGGACGCGGCGCGGCCATCGGCCGATTGGATTCCGGTCCCTGCTGCGCAGGCTGGGCAACCGCCATCGCTTTGCGTGGGCGACCGGGTCCGCGGCGCGCGGCGGCCTGCGCTTCCGGCAGATGCGGCATCGCCGGAATCTGGCCGTGCTGCACCGGCATCTTGATCTCCGGCACCGGCACGGTATCGGCCTTGGCGTCGGCCATGGCAGTGTCGATCAGCGTGTTCCGATCGGTCACCAGGCCATAGAAATGCCGGCCGCGGCGTGCCGCCATTTCCCGGGCGCCGTCGGTCTGAAGGTCGATCTCCACCTGCAGGCGCCGACGCGCGGCGTCGTTCTGCGGCACCATCGTCAGGTTCGGCGGGTCCGTGTAGTCGATGATCGAACCGCGCTCGAAGTAGGTGTCGTCGTAGTAGCCCGGCTCGTTGAGCAGGTAGCGGGGCACCTCGCCGCGGAACTGGCCCTCGACCACATTGGCCTGAAGCGCCGCCAGCGCCCGCCGGAGTTCCGCGTTCTCGCGGACCAACGTCGAGTTGCCGTCGTGCTGCATCGCGACTGCGGATGCGCTGTTTTCGTCGGACATTCAGCAAACTCCTTGCTGGGACAATACCAAACCTGTATACTGGCCCACATGAGAAAGAGAGAAAAACGGCTGCTGACACACGCCCGTCTGGTCGAAGTCCTCGACTACGATCCCGTCACAGGTTTCTTCACCTGGAAGCATCGCGCCGACGCGCTGCCGCGCTGGAACACCCGCTATGCCGGCAAGCGAGCCGGGCAGCTTATGGCGAAGGGCTATCGGCTCATCGCCATCGACAGAGGTATTCCCCAGTACGCCCACCGCCTCGCATGGTTCTACGTGCACGGCGAGTGGCCGCCCAGCGATCTCGACCACGAGAACCGGCGACGCGACGACAACTGGATCGACAACCTGCGGCCGGCGACCAATTCCCAAAACGGGATGAACAAGAGTGGCGTTCGCGGCGTCAGCTTCTACCCGCCCACCGGGAAATGGCGAGCGCGTATCAGCGTAGACAAACGCGAAGTCTATCTCGGTTACTTCCTGACGGAAGCCGAAGCGATGGCAGCTAGACGGGAGGCCGCCGAGAGACTTCATGGTGAGTTTGCCGGCCACCTTCGTTAAGCTACTGAGAATCCAGCCGGGTAAGCGCCGAGAGTGCTCGCGCTCTGCGGAGCCGCCAGGACGATGCCGGCCAGGATGGTGCCGGTCGAAATGGTTGCCGCGCCGCCGCCGGTCAGGTTCAGGTTCAGGTCGTAGTAGAGCGGCAGCGCCACCAACTGCGACGCCAGCAGAGGATCGGTCGGTCGCGATGGCACGTCGAACACATACTGCGTGCCGGCCTGCCAGCTTGCGGTCGATGCCGGCGTGGTCTCGTAGTAGACGGTCCAGTTCACCGAGTCCGTCGAACCGCGAAACTGCAGGTTGATCAACTGGCTCGACGACGCCGAGGTGAACGCCGTGCCGACGATCGCCACCACCTGCGGAATTTCCGCGCCCGGGCCGATACCGAGGTCTCGCGGATTGCCGAGGTTGATCGCCGTGCTCACCGATGAGGACGTGCCGACGATGCCGGCGACGCTGACGAACTCGCCAGCCGTCAGATTGTAGACGTTGCCGGTGTGATAGAACAATAAAGTAGAATCGAACAGCGCCATGAGACGGCTCCTATTTGTTCACCAGCAGAGTAGGCCATTTCGGCGCCCGAATTCGATCGGGTCCGATGCGTGCTTCTCCATATTGCACTTGCGGTGCAGCAGACGGATGTTAGACACGCTATTTGAGCCACCAAGCGATAGCGGCATGTAGTGATCGATGTGCGGGGTGGCATTCCCGAGAGACTTCAGGCACCAAGCGCAGTTGCCATGCTGCTTCTGGAAGAGCGCAGCGATGTCGGCTGGGGTGAATTCGCCGCCAGCAGCGAGTTTGCGAGCCCGTCGATTCCCAGCATAGGCGACGCCAGCAGCGCGAGCTTTTACTGGGTCCGCCCAATAGCGTTCGCGAAGCACCTGGCGGTGTTTCTCCGGATTTTCCTTACGCCGTTCGCGTGCACGAGCGTTCGTCACCGTTTTATAATGATCGAGGCGACGTAGCCTGCGAGCCTTCTGCGCAGCAGTTTCGCGTTCCAGGAACGTCGGATCGGCGGCGATATCCGCCAACCGCTTCGCTTTCTCTTTTGCGAGAATCTCTTCCTTCTTCGCGTTGTAGCGTGCAGTCGCAGCGGCCTTCTTCGCCTCGCGGTTGGCCTCGTAATGAGCCTTGGCCTTCGCGATCGCCTTCTCGCGAATTTCAGGATAGCGGGCGATATCATACGCGCGTTTCGCGGCACGCCGCTGCTCAGTCATCACACGCGGCATTTCTGGCACTCCTGCGGACAGAATTCCTGCCGCAATCATACCGGAAAAGTCACGAACTGCAATGGTAGAATAGCAGCGCATCGCGATTTACTTACTCACCTTTTCAGTGCGTTACTTACGTAAGTGCCGATTCCGTATTCAAAAGTGCATCCACCACACGGATGGGAATCCCGCGGAATTCGACGACGGGCTGGCCGGCGTATTCGGTTGGGCGTAGGAGAACATTCTTGTCACGAATCGCCTGGATATCAAGGCTTTCCCGGATTGTCCTGTTGCAGTAGAACGCCGGGTTGATGCCGGGCGCCGGCTCGTCGGGCGCGTCGGTCTCGGTGATGCCGGACGCGCGCTTGGTCAGCGTCGGGAAGCGAACCACGGCCTTGCTCATCAGCAAGAACAGGTCCGGCGGGGTGGTGCCGAACAGGCCGACGGCAGCGGTGGTGGTGTCGAGGTTGCAGATGCGGACGGCGTAGCGCCAGTCCTTCGTCACCAGGCCGGCGTTCCACTCGAAGTAGGAGGTGTACGCCGGGAACGGGTTGTTGCTGGCGTCATAACCCGGCACGATGTCGCCGCGATCCTCAAAGACAAGGCCGGCCTTGGTGCCCTTCGGGTAGATGCCGAAGTTGGTCATGTCGCCCCAGCCGACCATCCACAGGCTGGCGTTGCTGGAGGCGGTGCCGCCACCGTTGATGCAGTTCTGGGCGTTCGCCGCATTGGCGGTGGTGATGGTGTTGTAGCGCGGGGCAAAGCCGGTGAACTGGCTCGGCGCCGTCGCGCTGTTCCCATACCAGAAGGTGGTCGCCATCTGCTGGCTCATGCCTTCCAGGAAGGCCGAATCTTCGGTGAGCCGGATCTGCGCCACCTTGCCGCCGAGTTCGGCGACGCGCTTGTCGATCTGGCTGTAGGCGGCCAGGAACCCGAGGGTGTCCACGACCTGCGCGGTGGTCGACCGGGCGTAGGGCACACCAGCGTAAGCAAGGCGCCAGGTGCCGCTCGGCAGGCCGGTGCGGACCGTGCTCTTGTGGCCGGTATCCAGGTTCGACTCCGCCCAGGTCATGTCCTGGAAGAACTCGTTGGCCTGGCTCAGAAGCTCGGCGATGGTGTCGATCTCGCCTTCCGGGTCCATACGGCGGGCGGCGTCCATCAGGGACAGGAATGCCATCAGGCGGCTCCTTGGTTCGGAATCGAGTTGCGGTACATGCGGGTGGCCCTGGAGCCGGCCTGCACGGGAGTGCGCGGCATCATCGGAGTGACGACGCGGGCGGTTTCGGTGAGGCGGCCGGCGGCCCAGTTGACGAACCGGAGCACCTCGATGTGATTGCCGGCGCCCGTCATGGTGAAGATGTCGCGCAGCGCAGCGAGCCGTTCCGGGCCGGCGCTGGAGCCGTACAGGTCCATCAGGCCGCCCATGCGGGCCAGCGTGGTCTCCTGGCGGTTCTTGCCAAGCTGCGGGTCGTTCCGAAATGCGGACTGCCAGTCTTCCTGGGTGCGCTCCCACATCTCTTTCTGGAGCCGGGCGGAGCGCTCGTTGGCCGCCTGCATCTCGGACACATAGAGGTCCATCGCCTTCTGGCCGAACTCCTGCATGGCTTCGTGAGCCTTGGCAGGGTCGGCGGCGATCTTGGCTTCGGTCTCGCCGAGGATACCGGTGAAGGCGCCGAGCTTGCTGTCGTCCAGCTTCACGCCGTCGGGCAGTTTGATCTCGTAGACGGGTGGTTTCGGCGGCTCCGCCGCCTTTTCCGCTTCGGCTGCTTCAGCGGGCTTGGCGTCGGCGGTCTCGGCTGGTGCTTCCGCCGCAGGGGCCTCGGCGGCGGGAACGGGTGCTTCCTCGGGCTTCGCGGCACTGAGGATGCTGTCATTCGCGACCGGGGACTCTACCGACGGTTCAGAAGAAGCTGCCGGTACCGCTTCCGCGGCCACCGGCAGAGTTGCGCCCGGAGCGGGTCCCGACGGAGGGGCAACGGACGGGGAAGGGGCGGCGGGTGCAGCAGCAGGAGCGGCGGCGACGGCCGGGGCGATTTCGTCAGCCATCGTTTTCGGCCACCATCAAGCCGAAGTTCGTCGGGCTGACCTTGGCGAAGCGGCGCATGGCCCCAAGCCCTGCTTCGCGCTCGCCAGCCATAAATCCGTTCTCGTACTCAGACTGCGACATTGCGATACGCATTTCCCAAACATGCAGGCGCGTCAGGAAAGCCCAGAGCCATTCACGGCCTTCGCGGGTTCCGATCAGCGCGGCCTCAACGGCACGCAGACGGTCTTCACGAAGGCTGGCTTCCGCTTTCCGCTTCCGCTCGCCTTCCTGGTCGGGACTGTCGTAATCACCCGGCATGGGGTCGGTCGGCAGCATGGGCTCAGCCATGCGGCGGAAAATGCCGGGAATTTCGTTTAATTACAGGGAAATTCGGACCAAATCTCTGGAGCGTATGACGCTTGCTTAGAATCGGCGGCGTTGTTATGTCGCTCGTATGAGCAGCACAGCGTCGCTAAACCTGAACCGGCTTACGATCTGCATCACGAACCGGCAGCGGGAATTCCTGCTGACGCAAATGCGGCATCACCAAATCGGGCTTTCAGATTTTGCCCGCCGGGTTTTTGACTGGGTTTTGGTCCAAATGGACGAATCGGGATCAGATAAATGGCCCCCTCGGTAATCCCTCACGATGGACCGGGGATTTATTCGATAGCCTGCACAGCCCGTCCTCCTGGACCCTACGCTGGGTGGAAGTATTTCGGCGGTGCGGTTAACGTGATGGTCCGAACTTACGGACATTTCTGCCAACTTAAGGGAGGTTGGCACACAAATGGGCGCCTGAAAGCCGCCCTGCGTATCCATGGTATTGCAGCATTTCAATTCATGCTGCTTGAGACGCTTCCGCTCATGGCAACAGCCGAAGAGATGGCGAAAGCCCTCAACGCCGCCGAACAGCGGTACATCACCGCTCATTTTGGCAGCCGCTGTTTCAACAGCATGCCACGAGCATGTACGACACTCGGTCTAGGCCGATATGCCGGGAAACCCTGGCCGCCACCGCTTTCGCTACGAATAGCTAACGCTACGCCGAATCCGCCACAGGAACTTACTTGACGACTCGGGTGTTTCTACCGATAGCGGGAGCGGAACATTGCGGCTTGGGGGCGTGAGATGAGTGATTTGGCGGTAGACACGCACGAACTCGCGTGGGCAGCCGGTTTCTTCGACGGTGAGGGCTGCGTCACATTTCGCCGCACCGGAATCTGGACATCTATCTGCATGTCTGTCTCGCAGGCCGATCGCGGGCCGCTCGACCGCTTTCGGACTGCTGCGACCATCCAGACGGCAATCGTCTGTCACCTGATGGCTGGCCGGGACGAGGTTCTGCCGAAATTCAGCGCGTTCGCCTCGCTGGACCGGGACAACATGCCGCCGAGTATCTGGTCGCTGGCGAAGCAGTTGCTGGACGGCGCCGCCGGCACTCGATACGACGCATGGGACGTGGTCTGCCGCGCTTGGCGGGCGTTTGACCCGAAGAACTGGGAGCAGCAGCGGTTGCAACTCAAGGGGACCGAAGCCCCATTGTCGGAAATGGCCCGGGTCGCCGACGCCTACCAGCGGGCGGCGACGAGCAAAACCTTTCGCCGGTGAAAGGCATTCCGAAGCCCTGCAAGCGCACGGCGAAGCGCCGGCCTCACTACGAGCCGCGCGGCAAGTGCAACTGCGCCGTCTGCGGGGAATACGAGCAGCTTCATGATGTCGTCGAGTTCCACCAGGAGCAGGGGTGCCGCAATGTCGCGATGAACTTCCTGGCTATCATGGAGGACATCCGACTCGGGCGGCGACCGCCTTACGATCTGAGTGTGTGTTTCGATTGAGAGGGACAGCTATGGAAGTCAAAGAGTTGCTTGAGCGTTCTCTGCATGAAATCACAGCCCTGCGCCATGCAAACGAAATCCTCCAGGCGAAGGTCGAGGTTTTCGAAGCCTGCGCCGCCATGGTGCAGGCAGAGCCGTCGCGTCGGGGTTATGGTGCGATGCACCCGGATATCGCATTCGAACTTCGCCAAAAACTGGACGCCGACGCCAGCCAACCTGACGACAAGAAAGTTACGACCACGAAGCGGACGCGCTGATGGCTGGCAAAGTCCGCGCAGTTCGCACGCCGCCTGCCTCACTGGTGCAGACGGGGGAGATGAACAAGGGTTACCGGTTCATGTCCGGCTCGATGGGAGCAGCTACGCCGCCGCCGCCGCAGGATGCTGCCTTCGAGGCGGCCATCGAACTGACGCCAGAAGAAATCCGCCAACGCGAGGAAGCTGTAGGGTTGCCGCTGGAGCCGGAGAGCGTGCCGCCAGCGTCCGCTATCAACTATGGAATTCTGGCAAATCAGCTTGATGCCGCCGAGTGGAACCGAGGAGCATCCAGTATCCCTATGCGTCCACGCGGTTGGCAGTCACCTGATATCAACCTGTCATCTCTTCCAGATCGCTTCACCATCGAGGTTGAGCGCAAGGGCAACGTCTGGGTGGTGCGAGCGCCGGCGGTGCACCAAGCTTTGTTCGTCGCCGATGGCGACCTTGTGGAAGCCCTGTCGCAGGCACCTGGCCGACTGGCGGAGATCGTCAATGTGGACGGCATCGTGCCGGCCAAGGGGAGGAAAAAATGATTACTGCCGCCGTCTTTGCTGCGGTCATCTGTGGCGCAGCGATGGTGAACGCCGTATGGGCTGCCGTCCTGGCGACAGAAAAGCGTTCAGAAGGAATGGGAGCGCTTGCCATACTCAGCGCGCTTGCGTTCGCTGCTTTCGGAATCGTCGTTTTGACGTGCTTGACGCACTAATGGCTGGACACGTCGTTCTGGTACTCGGCTGCCATCGGAGCGGCACCTCTCTGGTCGCCAACGCGCTGCCATGCCTCGGCGCCAGCCTGGGGCCACGGGCAGCATGGGGTGGCCGGGACAATCCCAACTTCGGCGAGGACCTTGATGTCCTGGGGCTGGACGAGCGGCTTATGATGGCGTTCGGTGCGCGATGGGATGATCCAACGCCGCTGCCGGCCGGGTTCGAGCAATCCATGATAATCGAGTGGGGGTTCGGCTCCGAGGCGATCTGCCTGCTTGCCGATCGGCTAACGGCGCATCCGCTGCTGGCCATCAAAGAACCGCGGATGTGCCGGCTGTTGCCGTTCTGGCGGAAGATGTTCGCCCAGGTCGGCTGTCGCGTCTCGGTTGTCTTCGTGGTCCGGCATCCCTTGGCAGTGGCGGCGTCGCTGACGAAGCGGAACGGCATCCCGAAGGAGCAGGGATTGGCGCTTTGGCTGGAATACGTCACCAGGGCGCGGGCGGAAGTCGATCCGGCATGGCCCTCCACGACCGTTCAGTACGACCAGATGGCAGTCCTCCCGAGGGTGACGATCCAGGAGATCGGCTACGCCCTTGAGTTGGTGCCGGACGAAGCGGTGGTCGAGAAATTCGCCGACGAGTTCGTTGACCGCTCCCTGTGGCACCAGGACGAGGGGGACGATGGTGCGCTCCCGGCCGAGGTGCTGGCGGCATGGAAACTGGAACAGGCGCGAGCAGCGCGAGGGATGGCAGCGTGAGGTTCAAAGATATCACGGGACAACGGTTCGGTCGCCTCACCGTCATTCAGCCTGCGGGGCGCAACGTATCCGGAAATGTCCTCTGGATGTGTCGCTGCGAGTGTGGGAGCAATCCCAAGATCGTCAACAGCGGCAATCTCGGTCGGAGTGTAAATTCGTGCGGTTGCCTTCGGTCCGAACTTCAGTCCGCATTCATGCGGGAAAATGCGGCTTCGTGGGGGACTACCCACGGGGCAAAATCTCGGACCCACTCGATTCCCCAAAGCTATCGATCTTGGCAGAGCATGCGCACCCGCTGTCTGAACCCAAAAAGTAAATCCTGGGCTTATTACGGCGGCCGAGGGATTTCGATCTGTGAGCGATGGTGCTCTTACGAAGCATTCCTCGCCGACATGGGCGAAACCACATGTGGAATGGAAATCGAGCGGCTGGACAGCAATGGGAACTACGAACCTGCCAATTGCGTGTGGGCAACCCGCACCGATCAGAACAGAAACACGAGTCGCAATCCTCGGATAACACTCTGCGGAGAAACGACCACTATTTTAGCCGCGTGTGAGCGGTATGGAGTAAAGCCGCATCAGGTTCATCATCGCGTCTGGCGCACTGGCGAAACGCATACGGAAGCGTTCCTGACGATGCTCGGAAACAAGATTGAGAAGGATGGACGCTATGCCTCGGCTTGAATTGCGGGTGCCGCTTTCTCCTACGCCGGCATTTTTGAATCGGCTACGAATCCTGGCCGGCAGCATTCGATCATTTTATCCCGACACGACTGTGCGCGCCTATATTGGATCGAGCGACTTTCCTGCCGACATGGGGGTCACAGTCGGGCTTCTTCGTGCGGACAACATCGATGTCACATGGTTAAGCGGTGCTATTTTCGATAGCTGGAGCGGCACGCGCTCGCCGTACATCGAGACGATGAACCGCCGCTGGTCGCTTCCAGTCGATGCCGATTTTGTCATGATCGCTGACTGCGACATAATCGCCGTTCGACCATTCCCGGAATTGTTCGATGTCGATGCCGTGCAAGGAGTTCAGGCCCACGTGCCCCCGATGAATAATATTGATTGGGTGCGGCTGTTCGGTCTGTCCGGGTTGCCTGACATACCTCGCGTCAATCACATCTACAGCGGCGCAGGGATCATGTGTCCACCCGGCACGACGGGTCCCTTCTATGCGAACAGCGGCATGATTTTCGCTCCACGAATCATGTTCGAACAGATGATCGCCCCCTATCACGACGCCATCGATTTCTTGCGGCGCACGATCAAGGATACCTACTGGTTCGATCAGGTTGCCGTCGCTCTGGCCGTGGGATGCGCCGACGTCCCCGTGAAATCGCTCTCCCTCCGCTACAACTTCCCCAACCAGGCCGCGTTCGACCAGGCGCACCCGGAGGAGTTGGCCGACTGCCGGTTCCTCCATTATCTGCGGACAGACACGGTGGACCGCGACAAGGACTTCGCCGATCTGGGTGCGATCGGCCGCTTCATCTGCCGCCCCGGTCTGATGGGCAGCAATCTCTTGCTCCAGAAGCGGGTGGCTGAACTTTACGAGAAGGTCTGGCCGGCGCCGACCTATACAGCGGAGGATGCGCCATATGCGTGATGACATCGAACTACCTGAGTGGAGCGAAATCTTCGTAAAACGTGACGCTGGCGAAGAATTGACAGCGGTGGAGCAATTCATCTTCAACAACGAACCCGCTGGGAAAAAGAGCGCTGAAGAATGGCGCGCGCAACTGAAGGCCGTACTGGAGCACCAATGAACGACCCCTGGGTAGCACTCGCCCGCAACCATGGCCGCAAGTCCGTCATGTCGCTCAGCATCGACGACGCGACGCTCGATGCCGAGACCCAGCGGCAGATCGCCGCCGTCTTCCCGAGGTTCGCCCCCCTGCTGAAGGGTGAATTCACCGCCCTCGATTACGGCTGCGGTGCCGGCCGGTTCACCCATGCGTTGGCGCAAGCCACTGACGCCTTCACCACGGGTTACGACCCTTGTGCGGAGTTTTCCGAACACTGGAAGACGACGGAGACGATCAAGTTCACCTCGGATCGAAGCACCCTGCTGGATGGCTCCTACGAGCTCGTCCTGGCCTGGGTGGTGTTCTGCGTTCCTGACGTCAATCAAGAGGCTGCGGCGGCGGATATCGCCAAACTGCTGGCGCCTGATGGCCTACTGGTACTGGTGGATCACATGACCCCAGACGGCCAGGATCGGTGGGCGCGCTTCCTGCCGGCGACGCATTACCTGGATCTGTTCATCAGGAACGGGGTCTCCCTGCAGGTACTCGGTCACGACAAGCAAATGGACAACCACATCACCATCTTGGGCGGGAGGAAAGTGACGTGACCCTCTCCGCCGAGAAGCGCCGCACCATCGATGCCATCCTCGAGCCGGCGATACGCGAGGTGGAGAGGAAACTGGTCGCCGCCGGCTTCTACGTCGAGGCTGGCATACTCCTGACAGTAATCGTCCCGAAGGACGAAGCTGAATTCATCACCGTCGAGTGGCGACTTTGGCCGGAGGGGATGCCGGACATTCTCGACCGGGCGGTCCACGATGCGCTGACGATCGCACCGACAAGTTGGTTCGACGCCGTCAAACGCGGTGTTTCCTGACAGCTACCGGAAGCCAAGGTCTGCGCTCTTGCGCAGACGTCACCTGTCGAGCCACCATCCAGGGGCGAAGTTACACTTGACAAACCCAACCTCCATATATAGATTGGCGGTCAAGGAGTTAGCCGCCATGAAGACCACCGCACTTTCCGCCCCGCATCTTCAACATGAGGACGCCGCCTTCGCATATGTCGAGGCGAAGCTGTGGCCCGATGGTCCAGTTTGCTCGCACTGCGGCGTGATCGGGCAAGCTGGCAAGCTCCAGGGCAAGAGCGTCCGGCCCGGCTTGTGGAAGTGCTACGCCTGCCGCAAGCAGTTCACCGTCAAGATCGGGACCATCTTCGAGGCCAGCCATGTGCCCCTGCACATCTGGTTGCAGGTCATCTATCTGATGTGCAGCAGCAAGAAGGGCTTCAGCACCCGCCAGATACACCGGACTCTCGGCGGCAGCATGAAGACCGCTTGGTTCCTCGGCCATCGCGTGCGGGAAGCCATGAAGGAAGTCCGCGATCTCTACACCCCACCGCTTGGCGGCGCTGGCGAAGTCATTGAGGCGGATGAGACTTTCATCGGCCGGAAAAGCAAAAGCAAAGCCTTCAAGCCGCCTGGCGTGAAGCAAGCCGTCATGTCGCTGGTGGAGCGCGGCGGCAAGGTGCGGAGCTTCCACGTCCCGAACGTGACCGCCAACAACCTGCGTCCGATCATCGGCCGCCACGCGCACCCGGATTCCCGCTTCATGACCGATGAGTCGCTCATCTACACCGGGATAGGCTGGAATTTCGCCGATCACGGCACCGTGAACCATAGCATCGACGAATACGTGCGAGGCGATGTCTATACCAACACCGCCGAAGGCTACTTCTCCATCCTCAAGCGCGGTATTTACGGGGTTTATCAGCACGTTAGCGAGGCCCACCTGAAGCGGTATCTGGCCGAGTTTGATTTCCGCTACTCCAACCGGATCAAGCTCGGCATCGACGACGCACAGCGCGCCGATCTCGCCCTGGTCGGTGCCAAAGGCAAGCGGCTGACCTATCGAACAATTAGTGGAAGCCGGACAGCGCCGCCTGCCGCCTAAGCCGGGGCAGGATCATCCGTGGCGGCGGGGATCGCATAACGCTGATCCTCGGCAGGGGGAACTGGCATTGCTGTCCCCGAAGAATACCGTGCGATAAACTTTTCGTAGGACTCCCTTCCCATGGGAGGACGGCTCCCTATATTGAAGGAGCGCGCCGCCATAGTTACGCGTCGCCCGGCTGGACAGAGTTGCAGCGATGCAGCATGTTGCTGCCGGCGACGCTGGCGGCTCGCGTCGCGCGCCGTCATTCCGCGTCGAAACTTCGGCGGAATTGACGCATTGCTAACCGATGTGTCTTACTTTGTCGCGCAGGAATGCCTGCGCGGGAGGAGAACCGTGACAACCATCAACATCCGTGTGATCGTCTTCCAAGAGGGGGACGCGTGGCTAGCTCAAGCCCTTGAGCACGACATCGGCGCCCAGGCGCCGACTCTGGACGCCCTGCAACACCGCCTCGCCCTCACGCTCGAAGCCGAGTTAGAGGAGAGCCTTCGCCGTACTGGAAAACCGTTTGGGGGGATCGCTCCTGCACCGGAACACTTTCAGAAGCAGTGGGTCACCGACGGAAAAAGCGAGCAGTTCCAGGCTTCTGGGTCAATCATCCCAAAAGCTAGCGGCTCGCCTCCAGTCCGGTACGAAATGCGTGTTGCTGCTTAATCGATGAGCACCCCGTTTGGTGGTCACCCGACGTTTCTCCAATATCTGAATTGGACGATTTTGGTCGGGTGCACCACCAAACACGGGGTAGCTTACACGGACGACGGCGGAGCAACCCGGCTACTCTTGATCGAAGCCCCCAATGGAAATTGGATGGCAGTGGTGGGTATGGCGGACAGCGAGAGGTTGCTTCCAACAACGATCGCTCGCTTCGACCGCCGGCTCGGGATCGCATCTCCATTTTTCAAAATCGATGGAGATGACCCTCCCCAATTACGTTATATAATCATGAATTAGGCGGAGCGGCGCGGACCTATCCACGATAGGATGACGCCAACGCCGGAGCAGCGCCGGCATTCCGGATCCCAGTCCAGCCAACGATCGTGCCAACGCGGGAATGGATTGTGCTCCCATCCCCTACCGCCGCAGCGCCGGCATTTCTCCAGGACGTGCTCGTCGGTCTCGATCGAGGTCGGCGCACGTTGCTCGGGGAGTGAGCCGAAGAGGCTGGCGTTCATGGCTTATCCGACCCCCCGATCAGTCCAGCGCCCCCAGATCAGGACGCCGAGAAGAAAAACCGCCGCTATCGTCATGGCGCAGCACCGAGAAACACGGCCTGCTCCTTCAGCCGCCGGTTCCGCAATCCCTCAACCTCGACAAGCTGATGCGTCACCGGGTCGTGGTCGTAGATCCAGTCCATGAAGTGTTCGGCGGCACCAGCATCGTCGCCTTGGTGGATAAGGTACAGGATGGTCGACCCTCGGAATGCCCCAAGGCCTTCATTGTAGCTGAAGCTGGCACAGGCGGCGATCTGCGCTTCTGTGACGGACCACGGTCCGGCACCAGGGCACAGCAGGCCGCGCACGCTTTTCACCACCGGCTGCAACTCGGACTCCATCAGAGTCCGCGCCGTTGGCTCGTCGATCGGTGGCGTGTTGGCGGTCACCGGCTGGCCGTTGATGCGGATGGTGCCATAGCCGATGGTCCAGATGCCGGCGCTGTCCAGATACGGAGCACTGCGAAACCCTTCGCAGCCGCAGACCAGAGAGGTTGCCAGGGAATCTGCGGTCGGTGCGTCACTCATGAATCAAGCCTTTCGCGCTTTGCTGCCGCGCCGCCGGCCAGCGGCTTCGGTCCCTTCGGTGGCTCGACGGCTACGCCTTCTGCTGAAGGGCGGCGCTTGCCGCCGCGACCTAGGCTTACTCTCGGCCCGGCCACCCACGGCTTCTTCCTCCCGCATTCAAAGCAGATCGGCTCGGCGATGAGTTGCGGGCAGCGGGTGCAGGTCAATCTTTTGCGTCCATCGCCATCTTCTTCGGGTCGATGTGACCCTTCATGGCAGCCCAATATCTCCGCATGTTTGCACCAGCGCAAGGATCGCAGCAATCGCAGCGGTAGCCCTTCGGCGGCGTGTGAAAGTCGGCCTTCGGTCTGAAAGCCTTGCAGACTGAGCACCACTTGGTTCCGGCAGGGGGTTCCTTCTTCATGAGCGCGGCCATACATCAGCCAGCGTGGCGAAGCCAGTGCGCGGCGGCCCATACTTAGCTGGCTCGCCAGCGGGGATGAACTTCGGTGGCGGTTCTGCTTTTACCTGTAATGAGTGCAGCCCCCATTTTGAGGCGATGCCAATTTCAGACATCGCTGATTTTGGTTTTGCAACGGCCCTGACGCAAGCGACCGCCCCCCAGCAGTGACCACACATCCCACGAAGAGCATTGCAATGGGCGCACATGATCTTGTGCATGATCGTCCCATCTGGATAGGTGTAACGGCGCGTCCTGGGCAGGATGTGGTCGCGCGTCGCCGATCGCTTGGTGTTGCCGGCCGGCTCCATTGGATCGCCGCACTGCGGGCATAGGACTTGCTCCCCGCTCGCTTTGGCGAGGTCGAAGAGAAGCTCCTTAGACTTCCGGAAGCCAGTCGTTGCGCTCATGGGCTGCCTTCATGAAGAGGCGGACGATTCCGCGTCAAGCGGTTCCCGGCCAACCTTTCCAGAACGGGTTAGGGCAGATACGGCCCTTCTGATATCCATCAGGACCGCAGTTGCAATAGTCAGGACCGCAGTGCGTATAATTCTCGTCTCTAGAGGTCAACGCCACCAGATCATCGATCGAATGACCGTCCACGAACGCCTTGAGCCGCCGCCCTTCCGCCGTCAGCCATGCGTAGCGGGGCGACGTGCCGTATTCCAGGACATCGACCGGGAACCGGCACAGGGCGTTGATGAGCAGCCACGCCACCGTCGGCGTTAGACCAGCCTCTAGCACCTGATAATCATAGCCGCCTTCCGCCGGAACGAGGGCGAAGAACTCCTTCAGGGCCGTCAGCGTGTGTGGCTCGCCTGTGCCGTAGCCGAAGCCGAACGCCCAACTTTCCCAGTCGGTGAAGTGCTCGTCCTCGGTTTTGCGGTAACTGCCGTCTGCCAGTCGCTCGGACATCAGCCGTCCCCGAATAGCGCTGGAAGGGCGAAGCGCACGAAACCTTCGGCAGAATCCCAGAAAACGCCGAACTCGCCATCGGTGCCACTCATCAGGTCGGCAACCATGTGCCGGTCGATGTGCGGCGGGATGACTTTGCCGGGGCGGTTCTTCAGCCGTTCGGCCCGCACTTCCTCTGCCACACTGCACAGTGCTTCTTCAGCCACTCCACTGTGGTCGGCCGCTCCTGCTCGCCGCGGCCACTGCACAAGATGATCCGGTGCGCGAGCATTGGGAGCGACCGCACCAGCACAGCGACCGGCTCGACCACCTTATCTAGATGGGCAAGCTTCTGGAATGCCGGCCAATTCTTTGGTTTAGAGGCGACGAGGTGCCGACGGTGGCTGATGTCGGCCAATGTGCCATCGAGATCGACCACGATATCCATTGCGATTCTCCTGCCAGTTTATTGCGGCAGCGGCAGTGGATGTCAACGGGGGAGGGTGGTTGCGGAAGTCCGATTCGAACGGACGGCCTCCAGCTTATGAGGCTGGCGAGCTACCGGGCTGCTCCATTCCGCACCAGTGCTGTCCTATGAAGGCGTCGCCTCTGGCTTGTCAAGCGCCGCGTTCGCCTCGGCTTTGCCGATCAATTCGAGAATCCGCATAGCCTGATCGCGACGGATCGCGAACCCGCCGCCCTCACAGACCGGGATGCTGCGGATCACGAGACCCCTGAGCATCACCCAGTCCGGCATCGCCGAATGATAGCGCGGCTCAACGCCGGCAAGCGGATCGTCGGTCATCGTTCGCCCTCCGCCTGGGCGAACAGCGGGGCGTCTCGACGCAGGTGGACGAAGAAGCCGGACAAGCCGCAGTTCTCCAGAAGTTCGGCATCCTCGCGGCCATAAGCAATGAGCGCGATCGGGCAACCGCTGTTCGCCTTGGCGCGCGAGCCATCCTGATAATGGAAGTGTGGCCGTCCTTGCAGGAACAGGACCGCCGCAGCATGCCGCCAGACCCAGTTGAACCAGATTGCCGTTTCTGTCCTAGCGGCTAGAAGCGCGGTGCCGTGGTTGTGGCTGGCCATCATCGCCATAAAGCCATTCAGCAACGGAAGCGGACCGAAGGGCGGGTTGAGCCAGACACGGCCGTACCAGGATCGGATCAGCCCGTAAGGCTCAACGATATGGCTGGCAGCAGTCGACCACGGTCTCGGCAGCGGACAGGCACACGGATCGAGGTCGAACGGGCCTAACGCATCGATGATCGCTGGCGGTGTCAGCCAAACGACCGACTTCGCCGCCGCCGACTGATGCGATCCCATCGACCGTGTCACTGGCTCACCCTGGTGCTGCAGCGAATAGCGGTGCGTCCGCTCCAGACACATGCGCAATCCGCCGGCGGCAATCCTCGGCTGACTGCGGATCCCGCTCGATCATGGTGCAGTTGAAGCCCTCCGCCATCGCGGCCATGCCGGTCGTGCCACTGCCGGCGAAGGGGTCGAGGATGTGGCAGCCCGGCGAACCGACCAGCCGCGCCAGATACCGAATAAGGTCGACCGGCTTGACGGTCGGGTGTTTCGAGCCGAGCCGGTCTGCAGCGTCAGCTTTGCTCGTGTAATGAAACCGCTTCGGCTCGCAATCCGATCCCCCAAGACCCGCGCTCGGAAGCGTGATGTCGAATGTGACAGCGACGGCAGAGCCACCGAATTTCGAGAGGCTTGCTGTAATCGTCGTGATGTCGGTCTGCTTTGGGGTTGCTGCACACTCCACAAGGTCGCTTTTCAGGGTAAGCCTTTGCGGCTGCAGCCCGCGCGAGAACCTTTGCGCGATATTGAGGGTCAGCCCTATAACGCTGTCGCATAGCGTCCTTAATTCGACCGCCGATACGCTCGTAGAGGGTGCCCGGTAGCTTTGCCAGATCGCCGCCAATCCGGCTGTTGTTTGCTCCACTGCACTGCATAGAGCAGAAGCGGCGAGTTCGCTTTGCAGGTCGATAGCTGACCCCGCACCGCTCACATTGATAAATGCGTTCCATTCGTCCTCGCTGTAGGGGCATGATTTAAAGAAACGTGCTGCCGAACCGGCGTCGCCGCGGGGATCAGCGCCGCCAATTCGGGCGCGCATCCCGGAGAACGACACAGCGCCGCTAAAACCGTTCGCTGTCGGTTCGTTGCCTGTCACGCGGGCTTGCTGGCCCGGCGCATTCGGGAACGCCGCCAGGACTTCATCGCTGCCGGGATTCGGGAGTTTTGCGAACAGCGCCTTGAGATGCGGCGGCAACTTCGCCCATTCTTTTTCACCGATCTGCATGGAACGTCCTCCCGTGTTCTGTGTAATGGCACGGCTGGCAGAGCGCGGTGCCGCCATCAAGGCACCACAGAACGTCGGCATGTCGGCGCGCATCCTCGCGGGACCGGATGCCAAGCCGCTCAATCAGTTCGGCCAGCGGCGGCGCATGGTGGCTTTCGAGGGCTTCGGTCGCCCCGCACCCTTGGCAAACGCCGTCACGCTGACGCACCGCTTCCATCCACCGCCGGTTCTCCGTCATCTGCCGGATGGATGTGTTCAGGCGCGAGACGCCGCCCTTCCAGTTGTAGGCGTTCTCGCCCCGGTGACTTTCGCCGCGCGCCACCGCTCGATCTGGATGCGCTGCCCAGAATGCCTTGCCTGTCTCGCCAATCTTTCGCTTCGAGTCATCTCGATGCCGATATCCAGCGCGGTGATTTGTGCCTTTCGGCCTGCCGAGCCGAAGCCCAGCCTGCTGCGCGTCTGTGACGCCGACGATTCTCTGTGCTTCGCTACGGCAGTTCATGCAGGCTGCAAAACGTGATCGCGCCGCATCCGATGGCCGCCGATAAAGCGGCTTCTCACATAGAATGCATTTTGTATTAGGCGTTCTCACTGAGCCACCTGAATAGTTCTTGCCGTTGCTCGGCTGTAGTGTCGGGTCGCAGTATATACTCATCCTCTGGATATGAAAGGATCACGTTCGCGGGCCAGCGGCCGAGCGGCGCCGGCTCAAACGTCCTACGCTCCCGCCGCACTTCGTAGGACGTTTGAGCCGTGTTGACGCCCTGCGTTACCGCATTCTCCGCATAGCCGTCGGCAGTCGGCACCCGGCACCCATCAATGTTCAGCGCCCCGCACCCATGCGCCAGAACGTTCGCCGCAACCGTGCCGATTAGCGGCTTGCGGGCGACGCAGATAATCTCGGTGGCAGGCTTTAGCGCAGTGCCTAAACCGTCAGGAAGACGCGGTTTGCCGCACCTTCGGCAATGCGGCCATGCTCCCACATCTTGTGCGATCGGTTGTCCGGCCACAGTTCCAAGTTGGTCCGGTCCGCGTTGTTCAGCGGCTTGTGGTCTATGTGGTGAACGCATTCCACTCTCGTCAACGGGCGACCGATCCAGCGGGCCATCACCAGCCGGTGCTCCATCACGTAGCCATCCTTCCTCGCCATCGCCAACAATTCCAGCGGGCAACGGACGTATCGAACCTGCACGTAGTTTCCCCGCCGATGGCGGTAGGTCACACCGCCCTTCCATGCTGGGTTCGCTGGTCCGCGCTTCACCGGCCAGTTCGATCCCTTTACCGGATGCGCTCGATTGCGGCAGCGGCGGGAACAGAACTTGCCCTTGTTCAAGATCAGAGACGAGCGACGCCGATACATCGGCGCCCCGCACAGGTCGCACGTCACGTTGGGCTTTCGGCCGATTTGCGTCTTCACCACAGCAGCAGATTGTATCACCTAATGCCTTGTTTACGCTATGACTTTTAGGAAAGCCCGTGGAATAATGCCACATGATCGAGTCCCGGATTTCGAAGCCGGCGTCTTCTATGGCGCACACCAGCCGGTGATAAGTCCGCGTGCCGCCAAACGCGAGTAGGTGGCCGCCCGGCTTGATTACGCGGAAGCACTCGCGCGCCCAAGCCTCGCACCACTCCTGAAACTTCGCCATGTCGGACAGTTTGTGATCCATGTCGTCGAACTGCGGCGTGGCGCATGAACAGGCGACGTGATTCTTGCTCCCCCGTTTATGCTTGTGGCAGGTTTTGCACATCGGATTGCGCGAGGAAGTAAATGTCGGTCCGGCAGCGCGGCCCTTCGTGTCCTTCATGCCGTAGGCCTGCATTCCGTATTTCCACGGCGCATCCCATTCCTTGCCCATGAACTCCAAGCCATAGGGCGGATCGGTCACGATGGCGTGGAAGCTGTCAGCCTCCAGCGTCGGCAGCACCGCCAAGCAGTCGCCTTCAATCAGCTTCACTCGATCTGTCGTTCTCATGCTTAGCTTATGCCTCCCACCCAATGGAGGCGCAACGGTTAATCGGCTGACAACTCCATCTGTCGAGCGTCGGTGCGTCCTTTCTTGGCCGACGCATCGTAATACTCGAAGGGGACGGCCCGGTACAGGCCGGTGACCACCCATCGCTGAAACCGCTTCAGGCTACGATACCGCTCTGGGTCAGTGGTCCGGCAATCGAACACCATCGGGAACGGCTCGATGCCCCGCGCCACCATCGCGTTGAACCGCTCCCATATCGCCGGCCATGT